GCAACTTTAGTGTACACTCAAGTTGCTACAAAAAGGAGGTTTTGCAAATGTCATTGAGTATGGGAGAAAAAATCAAAGTTATACTTCGACGGCGTGGTATGACACTTTCCGATCTTGCAGACAAGACCGGACAATCTCGACAAAATCTATCTAATAAAATCAGCAGAGACAATTTCTCCGAAAAAGACCTTATAGAAATTGCTTCTGCTTTAAGTTGCACATATCACGCGGGTTTTACAATGAACGACACCGGTGAAGAAATTTAACAAATAATGCAGAGTGGTTACGATCACTCTGCATTTTTTATTTCGTCATTTTTGGGCTGTACATTGACGGTTATCCGGCGCAAGCTCTTTAAGCCCACCGAAATGCCATTTATATAAGCCGTCTTTTGTGCCAGCTCATTTTCCAGCTCCGCCACGCGCCTGTTAAGACGCCGGTTATCTGCCAACACCGTCTCTTTTGCCCAGATAGGCAAGAAACGGTCTAAAAACCACGCTTTAACCTTCTTCAGGATCTTCATCTTTCAAACCTCCCAACATTTGCCTAACGATTGGATCCCTACGCATCACCGTAGCGCAGAAATACCGGATATCATCCATTGCATGGTCATTTTCTTTAATAGGCTTATCGACCTCTCCTCTTTCATCCCATCGGTAGAGGCCGAACTCCCGGATCGCATCCTCGCAGCTTGTGGATATTTTAATTATTCCCGCCTTCAGCAAAGTAGCCGTTAGGCGAATACCGGGAAGGACATCGTTCCTTGCCTTCCGGACCGAGAACCGCCCGTGCCGGCGGATCGTGGCTATAAATGAAGCCGCCGACGGGTCCACAATTACGGATCGGATATCCCTGTCGCCGGCAAGTTTTTCTAACTCTTGATAGTATTCCTCGTCTGTTTTCATCAACGAATTGCTGCGGCCTGAATAGTAGTATTCCTTCACGCGGATAGCACGACCGTTATACACCCACCACAGTCCTGCTGAAAATGGATTTAGTGTTCCGTAGTCCGCCGAGAGATACCAGGAGCCGCCACGGTCCATTTCTTCCGGCAGTTCCGCCACCGTATGGATCTGCTTATCAAACTCATACACAAGGCCTTCTGCCATGCACCATTCACCCAAAACATACCGCCGGTAGAATACGCCGGAGTACATCCGCCGATATCGTTCCGCGATAGCCGGATCCAGCGCTGCATTGTCTGCCATCGTGAATCGCAGGCGCAAAGCATTTTGCTCTTTTGCCTTTAACACCCACTCTTTATAGAACCAGTGCTCCGGCCCACTGGGGTTACAGTTAAACCACAGCTTAGAGCCCGCCACAGAACATCGTGCGCAAGCCTGTTCCACAAAGGATCTTGGCATCAGTGCCACCTCATCCAGGAGCACACCCGCCAGAGTAATGCCCTGGATCAGTGTATAGGAGCTTTCATCCTTGCCGCCAAATAAGAAAAAGCTGTTCGTTCTCTCTCCATCAGAGACGATCAGCTTTCCATCACTTCTTTTTTCAGTTATCTGGTATATGCCACCCAGCCAGTCCTGCAGCCTTTGGATCACATTTCTTCGGAGGGATGCAACAGTTTTACCACAGATCGCAAAGCTCTCTCCGTCAAACGTGTTCATTGCCCAGAGGAAAAAGCCGGCAACCATACATACCGTCTTTCCAGATCGGATAGCGCCATCGCAAATAATGGCATCACAGTCCCTGAATGCCGGGCGGTTCCACCACGTCAACGCAAGCAGCTGCCGCTTACTGAAGCTCTTGTAGATCATCTGTATTGATATCCTCTCCGGTTACTTTGAGCATTTCAAGCAGATTATTTCTCTGATTATCCTCAATGCCCTGGATTCCTATATGCTTATCCAGCTGCTCCAGTGCCTTCAGAGCGCCTTTGCTGTCAAAGCCATATACGCCACACTCCTCGTATCTTCCGGTTTTAGGGTTCAAAGTCTTTACCGGAGTAGGGTTTTTGCACTTCTTGTAGGTATCGATCAGCTCCAGTACTACAAAGTCAGCATTTAACGCCAATCTTTCCCGTTGCTCTTTTCGTAATTCGCCTACGCGCGCGAGGATGTTGGGATTTCTTAGGAGATCGGACGCCTGGGATGCGGCATTGCGCTCCTTGTAGCCGGCGCGGATCGCCGCCTGTGTGCCGTTTAGATCCACAAGGTACTCCTGGCAAAATCTTTCGTGTCTCTTGTTTTCCAGTTCCGCCACTATCTGCATCCTCCTTCCTGCTTTGGCAGTACAAAACCTCACCAACAATTAGTCCGGTGAGGCTCGATAATTTCGTTATTAAAAAGGGCACATCACTGTGCCCTGTGCAGGTGGGCCGGATTTCAACCGGCACTATTGTACTCATAGCACTCCGTTAACTTGCCGTTTAAGCAAGTGTTTTCGTGTATGGCTGTCACCATCGCTACAAGCCCTGATGTTCTCACTCTTAAACTACTCACCTGCATTACGATAATACCACGCCTTTAACACTCTTTCAACCATTTTCTCTTCTTTCGCCGTTAAAAGACGTGTGCCGTGTTCATCGTGCACATACCCAAGATGTGCGTGTGGCAGCTCTGGTTTCCCATTAATCGTATGTTTAGGCCCGTTAATGTCAATTTGCTTAAAACGCTTGTTGTCCTTGTCGTAGTAGGTTATAGCCTTAATCTCATTCTTAGCATTTACTGTTGCGTATACACGTCCCTTAGTCATCGTCTCCATTGGAGTCTTTGCGGATCCTGTATTAGAAACAACGAATTTGATGTTTCCGAATTGATGAACAGTGTGATATTCAGAGCCATACGGTTTTCCCTTATCAGAAATTCCACTCGCAGATCCTCTACCGCCTATTGTAATCAGCTCCTCTAAATTTGTTCTGAAAGGTCTCAATACTCACGATGTTACCTGTACATTCCGGTGGTACAAGACCATAAAACAAGATCCTCGTCGGCTGTAATCTCTCTATTGCCTCACGGTACCCGGAAATAAACAACTCTCTGCATTCAGCGTTTTTCATACAACCAACAGACGAGACCGCAATAGTGCTGCCGGCCGGCTCTCCGTCAAAGCACCATTCGTAAGAATCCGGTGTGCTCCAAGTGATCGTTGGAATTACATTCACACCGGCTTCCTGCAGATAAGCTCCTACCCAGTGTTTACGGTAGTGGTTATAGATTTGCATTGCCTTCGGAAAGTCCGTATAAAGAGAGAAGTCCGGGGTCAATATACACTTGAATTGAGAAAGCACAGGCACATACCGGTCAATGCTTGTCCATAGGCGGTTGAATTGATAATCATCCAGGAAGAAATGCACACCCTTATCCTGGCGGCTGTGGCACTTGGCAGCATAGTTGAAGCCGACAAACTCGCACACATCATCGAGTTGTGTAGCTTTTAGCTCCGGTATACCAAACTCTCCGACGCCGGCAAAAATGCGGCGTTCCAGATTCTCATAACTTCTGCCGCTTCTATAGCTGTTCACTTCATTCCACCTTCTGTTGTGGCAGCACAAGAAAGCCTCACCGGCAACTAAATCCAGCGAGGCTTTTCCGTATCTGTTATTTTACAAATACAGTCTAGCACAGGTCATATGGACATTGCAAGGACATCTTTTGGACATTCTGCATTTACTCTTTCTTTATGCCGTCAATTCCGAACAGAAGGGCAGCCAGATGCTCACAAATGGAATCTACATCTCTGCGGATGGTTTTCTCTGCTACAAACTCACGATCTGCCAGTTCCTGGACAGTAACCGGCTGATCATCCACATACAGAGCCTTCACCACACGCCATCTCCGGAGATTATCTTGCCTTCCGGAATCCTCGCAGTATGTTTTATACAAACCGAGCATAACCTCGATATGCTGGACAAGCACTGCTGTTCTGGCCGCACTGTTCTTTATACTGGCGGTGAAATCAGACGGGCCTCTCCTTTCCATAAGCTCCAGTATCTCGTAGATCGATTCATTAAGCTGCCCTACCTGGTATACAGCATTATCGGTATGCTTTTTGAACAGCCGATAGTTCTTCAGCAGAAGGCGGGTATTGTGAAGGCGTCTGTCCACACGCTCTTCTTCGTCCCTCCGGCGCTCCTTCTCCAGTTTTTCCATAGCAGCCTTGGCGCCCGCTTCTGCCGCTATGCGGATCATTTCCTTGTCAACTTTCCCCATATACTACCTCCGTTTACTCATCAACTACATTTTGTTCTAAAACTTTACACATCTACAAGGTTTAATCCAACCGGTCTTCCGGCCGGTCTTTTTCGCCACGTTGTCGCCTCGGTTTTTTCTGTGGCATCGCTATGTACTTAAAACACCAATATCCATATGTGGTAGCTTCGATCTCCACCAGTGTATATCCCTTCGGGGCTTTCGGCGGACGCTTTGCAGAATAGCCACCGTGGATATTTACCTCTGCCGGCTCTTCCACCTCCGGCTTTTTCGCGTTCTTCGTTTGAAACCATCGGTGTCCACCGATTTCCTCTATCCAATGGTCAAACAGATAGTTGGCAAGTCCTGTATAGTCCTGCCCCCGGTCCACGCCCTCATACCAACAGTGTTCCCGGAGGTGCGCGATATGACGGATACGGCCGTATTTCCATTTACTGATAATGAAGTCCTCCGGGATGCCCTCTGATACCATATGGAAATGGATTCTATTGGTGGTCTTTCCTCTTCCCATATATAAGAAGATCACGGCATCCGGATAGGCCCTCTTTAATGAGCGGATAAAGCTCTTGCGGATCTTCTTTGCATCCTCAAAATCGTGCACTTCATATTCATCGTCAAATGTGTGCGTACTATAATAAGATGTGGGGGAGAAATTTGCGTGAAACAAACGGTTATGATTTCGCCGGGATATCTCCTTTTTGAATTTGCTATAAGCCTCCTCATTTTCAAATCGACTCTTTTTTTCTTTCTCAGGATCATACAGCTCTATTTTCCGGATCCCGTCCGGTACCGTATAGACTTGCTGCTCACAGATTGTGCCGTAGAAGATCCGTTTCTTCATCTGCTTTCCCATCGTCAGCTCCCACCTCTATATATAAATATAATGTGTCATAATCTCCAAAGCGGTACCGGGATCCGGTACCGTTTTGCAAACTACGATCTATTCTTTTGTATCTCGCGGGCAAGCTCTATCGCAATAACCGTTTTCCGGTTTGTCCACGCCGTGGTTAAATCCCCTGCAGAAACAGGTTCCCATAACCCCTTTTGGGTTATGCCGCACCCAATGTTGGCAAGATCCGCAACGCAACAATGCTCGATCCTCTTTTTTACTGGCCACTATCAGGCGGATATATAAAACAACAAGCACCAGTGCCGCCACAATCACAATTAAGCTCCACAAACTCATCCTCATTTCCTCCGTATCTTTTCTCTTGTCTTTTTTACCGTGCAATCTTTACCTGGCGGGCAAGGTCTTTTTGTTCCGTGAATGAATATGTAATTGCAGCATTTGTTGTTCTCGCTATCTCCGTAATAGCAGATACAGTCCTCACAATACTCATTAGAAACTATTGGCGCTATTTTGGGTATTACAATGCCAAGCCTTGTTCGTTCTCTTTGTCTCTCTTTTGCGATGGCGTTTTGTACTCTAGCCCATATCCTTGCACATTCAGGGCAACGTTTTCTGGCAACGCCACAATTCTCCATAACCGCACCGCATTCGATACAGGTTTTTGTCGTATAGTTATTCGCTCCCATCGACACTCACCTTGCTCTCTGCCGCCGGTGACTGTTCTGATCTCTGAGCCAAAGCCTCCACTTCTAGCTGCCGAACGCGTTGGATCGCCACCTTCTCTGCCATACCGGGCGGCATATCCCGCCCGGTCTCATATCGTAATCCTTTGGCCATTTTTATTTCTCCTCCAGCTGCTCGGCATATAAGCCTTCAGCCAGCTCCCAGTCCAAAACATCGCCTATGAAGGTGATCGTTGCCAGTGCCTCGCCCTCCTCCAGTTTAAGCGCATTTCCTTCTGACTGCGTCCAAACTACCTGCGCCAACGTGCAGCATTCACCCACGCCGATTCCGGAGATCATAAATCCCGGCTTCTCATAGCTCTTTATGACATATTTCAGCATTATGTATCCTCCTCATCCGCAAACCTTCGCAGTACTGTGTATCGTTTGATTTCTCCCTTGAGTACCCGGCTTACAAGGCAGTAAAAGGAAGCTACCGTGCGATTTAAAACTTTGGCACATTCCTCTGCAGTAGCATCGATCACGATTGGAAAATCTGTTTTGTTGTCGTACACTGAATACATACAGAATTGCCTGCCGCAGGCTCCCTTCCGGCGTCCTTTATTCGCCGGCACAAAAGTGCTCATACTTACCATCTTCAATATTTCTCCTTGGATTCACGATCTAATATTGCGCTAATCTTTAAATCCATAGCTTTTTCCAGATTATAGCAGTTGCCATGGGATATGTGGTTTTTCCATGCGCTATAAGATGTCTTGAATTTCTCTATTGGTAGCTTACCGGCAGCCACTTGTTTTGCCAGCCGAACGAATTTTCTTTGTGCATTGCGCTTGTTTTGGTTCCTCAGCTTGCGGATCGGTACACCGTCAGTTGTGATGTAGGTATGAAAACCGAGATAATTAATACCGTTTTTAAATGGAAATATCTGTGTCTTTCCGTTTAATGTCAGCTCCAGTGTTTCCAAATATGCTGTTATTACCTCCAGACAATACCGCAGATATGCCTTGCTGGGGTGGATCAGATAAAAGTCGTCCATATATCTGCCATAGAACTCTATCCCAAGCTCGTGCTTGATCATCTTATCCATACCGTCTAGGTAAAGCAGCGCAAATCCCTGGTTGATCTGGTTACCCAGCGGTATCCCCTTGCCCTCTGTGCTGTCAATAAATAACTCGCAAAGCCAACAGACATCCGGATCATGGCCAAAGTAATACCTTACAATATCCTTTAGCTGATCGTGCGATATGTTGTAGAAGAACTTGCTGATGTCGCATTTGAGTATGTAGCCGTCAAGGCCGTACCGATCGTAAAACTGCAACATCTGCTCCTTCAACCGATCTAAGCCGAATAATGTGCCTTTGCCTTTTTGCCCGGCACAGTTATCCAAGACAAATATCCGCTGCAGCCGTGGCAATATCACATTGTCACACAGACTATGCTGTATGACCTTATCCTTAAAAGATGTGGTCTGAATAATACGTTCCTTCGGCTCGTAAACTTTGAATTCAGTATAGGGGGATACCTGATAGGTTTTTTCCTTCAGCTGCGCTATGAGGGTATTGACACCATCCAACGCCGCCAGATCAAACCGTGCCGCGCACCGGCAATGGCTCTTTTCGAATCACAGCTGCTGTATCCGAAAACTGCTCCAGCACTACAAACTCGTGATTCCCAAGCTTAAATGTACTGCCGACAGGGACATCAAACAGCTTTACACCCGGTGCGTTATAGGCTTCCACGATCTCACGGATCTGTTCATCCGTGAGGACGATTTTCTCGCCATTAATTAAAATGTAGTTATGCATTTGCTTGTCCTCCTTTGTTTTTATATGCCCACTTGCTGTTATCCACGCAATCTTTGCAGTAGCAGTCGTGTGGGCAGTTTTCACATATGTAATGTTGATCATCCTCGGCGCAGGGTGCCGGCGGCTCCTTGTAAAAGCAGTATGAGCAATTCACATCCGCCTCCTGCAAATCCTCCACCACGGAAGCTAATAAAGCTTTTGTTTTCTCCAGCTCCTCGGTCAGCTGTTCAATCTTTCTAGCTGCCATTTTGCAGATCGTCCGTCTGCATGAACTACCCTTATAACTGAGGCCGCGGAGGTGTTTCGTCAACTCTTTACCTTCCATACTCAGCCTCCATGTTCGGCACGGCCCATTTTCTCCAGTGCCTTCCTGGTACCGGGAGATATGCTGACAACCGCTGGCAGCTGATGTTTGTCCCTGAAGTGCTGGGGCTTCAGGCACCTACCGTCGCCGGCATCGGTATACTTACAGACCATCAGGTGGTCACAGTCTTTACATATATGCATAATTAAGCTCCTTTTCTACTGTTGAGATAACTATATTTTCTAAAACCTTGCCTTTTTCGTGCAGCCCGGCAAGGTGCGCACACTCGGTTCTCCGTGCGCTCAAAAGATGTGACACCACATCTGACGCAGTATTGTGGTTGGATCCGAATAAACTCGATACAGGCATCACAGTCCTCACACCCGGCAGCACAGCAACTATGCAGATCGTCCCAGTTCATACACATAGCCCGCTGGAAGTAATGGTCGTAATCCACTTTCTTGAGTTCGAGGGTTCTGTGATATAGAACACCGGCAAGCTGCTCCAGCACCGCTTTCGTTTCCGTCCGTGTTCTCGATAGATGTACCGCTTGTTTAACTGTCGGTACCGGCGCACCGGATCCCCAGGGCTGATCACCAATCATCGCCCGGACCTTATCAGCATTCTCAGTAAGATACACGAAATAGACCTTTCCTCTAATTGCCTTTTCGGACTTTCCGATTTTTCTGCCAATCTCCGTATAGCTGGCGCCGCTGCGGATTCCATCTGCAAGGATCTTAAAATCCTCATCTGTCCACTTGGCCTCCGCACTATGGTTATCTGCTTTCACTGGTCGTTCCTTAATTCCAAGATCTGTGCACCGTCGCTGAATGGCGCCGGCAGATCTATGCAACATTTCTGATAGCTCTGCATAGCCATACTTATGCATTTTCAGCAGCATAATCAGACGGCTATCCTCGGCAGGTGTCCACGGGTCTTTTCTCTGCAGACGAAATGCATTGATATCTTTCTTTCTCTGCTCCGCCACCCAGGGAGGTTCTTCTCCCAATGCCAATGGCTCCATCTTAGAGAAGTCCAGGAAGGAACGATTTTTCTCCGCCCATTCCCAAAACTCTTCTAAATAAACCACCCGAAAAGTGCAATTCTCTACCTTCTTGGTGTGGACCGGCAATCCTCGGTTTTGAACCCACGATATCATTTTGTAACTGTATGTACTGGAACCGCCACTTACTGCCAGCAGTAGCTGGTTTAACGATATGTACTCGCCGTTCATCAGGAACGCGCCAAGTCCAAGCCTTTGACGCATAACTTTAATTGCATTCACAGTCTTGCCTAGGTTCTTGGCAAGAGCAGGGATGGAGTACTTGCCGTAATTCTCCTGCAGGTAATCCAGTTGCTCCTGGGTCCATTTCTTACGGTACATACCCAGTTTGCCTGCCTTTTGATGGATCGATATCTCAGATCTACAAAGTGTTTTACTTAACTCTTCCATAGGAAGCTTCCAGTTCTCCCGGAGGTATGCTTCCTCCTCTGGTGTCCATCGCTTACCCATCATTATTGCTCTTGTAGAACGCAGGGCATTCTAAACATCTTCGTTCTTCTTGTTTTTTCATAAAAGCCTCCTTAACTGCTTGCAAAGGAGACCGCATTGTGTTATAATTCACTTAGCGGCCTCCTTTGGCTGTTGTATTGTGCGCGGTGCCTTGACTTTGACCGGTTAGGCGCCGCCTTTTTCTATATCCTCTGTTGCGCAAATTTTAGTGAATTTGGATGAATCCAAACTTCGTCACCGGTTTTATAATGCTTGAGATATATCCTGCCATCCTTGTCTGCACTAATGACCATATAAGCACCGGGATCCATTCCGTGGATTCTAAGTCTTTCTGATTGCTGTTCATTGGGAACAGGATAGCGAAAACTCATACTCTACCTTCTTTCTTCCACCTGCGGATCGCTCGGTCGATCTTCACTGCTGCAACCATACCGCAAACTAGCACACCCACGTTGGCCAAGAATACCACGGTTGACGTGTCCATAAGTGCCGCCACAAACAGTGCCGCCACAAGGATGCAGATAAGGACCTGGATCGCTGTCCACAGGATCCTTCGCTGCATCTCCATTGCCCTTACGTCCCTGAATTCTTTTGCAGCATCCGCCACACTTTTCTTTTGCGACTCCCGGTTGGCAAGCTGCATAGCCTGCTGATCCTGCTGTTCAAATTCTTGCTGACTCATAATGTTTCCTCCTTTTTTTACACCCCAAATGGGGAGTTTTCTTTTTTAGCACAGTCCCCACCGACCGTGGAATGCTACGCCGCTGTTGCAGCTCGCTCCCGCGCAGCGTAAGGAGTCACTGCGCACCCAAACCCTTATGTTATATTTTTATATTGGCCCTGCCGGCATTCCAGCCGGAGCACCTTTCGGAGAGCTGCTTCTTACAGGCTGCAGCTTATCAGATAGGAGAAGGAAATAAGATGCGGTGATGTCAGAGCACCGCTGGAGGGCAAGGCCGGATTCGAACCGACTACTTCCTGCTGTGCTGCAGGTGTGCTTCCGGAAGCACCTCTTGCCCGTATTGCCGCCACAAGGACGGCATATGTCACGCCACCGTCTATTTACAGAATTAACAACCTGTTCCCAGTCGCCTGGGATTTTCAATCTTTGGAAACGATCATCGGCTCTTTTGTGTCTTTTGTCCGAATGATCATTGTATGAGGATAATCGAACAGCACCTCATACAGCGCAGGGAATAATCCCTTGCTTGCGAGTAAGATCGCCTGCTCCCGTGTAGGTTCTTTCTTCTCTGCCATTGACCTGATCATTCGTCGGGCGGTAGCGTAATGATGATACCAGTCCGATCCCCATAATTTTGCCACATCGGACCCCGGGAATCAGCGGTCATATTTTGCAATCCTGTGCGGAATATTGCAGCAGATGCTGGATCGTGATTCCCAAGCTGGGTGTAAATGCCACTTATAAGAATTGCTACATCATTCATCATTTCCACAATGCTTCCGGATGCATGAATAATTTGCTGCTTGTTTTTCTTATTAATGTTTGCCTGAATCATATAGAGGCCCTCCTTAAACTTCTAATCCCATAAATCTAAGAAATGGTAATTTGGGAATTTTCATACGGTTGCCCACAAAAGTGAACTCATACCCAACCAGGTCCGGTCGTTGGCGCGCCGTGACTCTGATCGTCTGGGGATTTGCTCCCAGCACTCCGCTCACCTGCTCCGGTGTAAGGAAAGCCTTATCCAAATTTTTGATTTCCTGTAATGTCAACATTGTTTTTTCCTCCTTGTTATGTAATTGACGGTGGTAATTTTCACAGCCCCTCGTTCTTTTGTTTTTCTCCTTTGACCTGCTCTGCCATAGCTGCCACACCCTCGGCAAAGCCGACAAAGTACTGCCTTTTTGCGTCAGGCAGATCTGCGATAGCCTCAGCCATCGATTGAACGATCTTATTCTCGTTTTCGCTCATATTTTCACCTCCCTCTTAATGCCGGCAATATATACTCCTGGAAAGTCCCGTTTTTCCTCTTCCGACTCGCCGATAATTGCTTCCATATGCGGGTTTGCACTTAAAGCCAATATAAAGTCGTATTCCCTCTGAAATACGATTATCTGGTTATATGCCGCACCGCAAAAGCCGATTGCCTTCGCCTTTGTTTCAAATTCTAAGAATGAAGTATTCAGCATTTTAAGAAGAGACTCTTTTGAGGGTGTCCCCGATCTCACTGCTTGCAGCTCCACCTGCCTGCGGTGAGATCTATTTTTATTCTTCATCTCCTCACCTCCTCGCTCCTTTCAAATTTTCTCATTTAGGAATTACGAATCCCACTGTTTTCTTTTATTTTCTCTTACATATCTTGCGCCTTTTCCCTTAATTTGATAGAATCGTTCCGAAGGGAGGTGAATATATTGACTAAAGAAGATCTTTACAAGCTGGCTTCTGAAACAAGCCGCAAGGTCGTTGAAAACAATTTGGATCTGATCCGGGAGCAGATTCGCAGTGCAACCCACAACGAAGACGGCTCTGCCGTGTCCCTCAAAGACTTGGCGTCGGTTGTTGCGGCGTTATCCATAACATTAGCCCCGGACATATCCGCTGCCGTTACAGCGAGTATGCTTGTTGAGTTGGGCCTTGTGTCTCTCGAAGACGCTTAACCGCATCAGAAATAGATGCATCGTCCAAAGTCAAGCCTTGCCGATCTTGCAGCGCCAGCACAAGATCGGCAATTTCTTTACTTTCGCAATCAAGAATAACTTTCATCCTCTCACCTCCTCCTATTGTGCCGCCACCATTACTTGAAATGCTCCTGAAGAACTCCTATAATATGTTCATAAGCTGTTGCAGCAGCTGAATACATTAGGAGGTAAATTTATGAAACTCAACATTGATTGTATCCGGGATACTCTTCTGGAGCTCGAAAAGTTGCCTGTCGATTGCCATACGGTATATACCTTTCAAAAATCCATTGAACGTCACGGCATTGAGAATGTGGAATACACCCTGGCAAAACTCCAAGAGGCTGATTACATAAAAGCCGACATCCGCTTGCATGAAGCCGGACGATACGATTTTTACGGGATCTATTGTATATCATTTGCAGGGCACGAATTCCTTGAGTCTGTCAAACAACCAAGTATCTGGGAGAAACTAAAGCAAGCCACAACAACCGGAAGTACTGCTGGTGTTTCTATGCTCAAGGAGATTGCTGTTGAGCTAGGAAAGGAAATGCTGCGCAAAAAATTCGGATTGACCTAATCTGTATCCGATGGCATTACATCAAGCAAACGGATAGCAGCTGCAATGGGGTCTAGATATGTTGCTTTTGTAACTGCGTCTTCCGGCATATCCGGTCTGCGGTAAAGGGGCAGTTCCTCCCAATTTTCTACCGGACAAGGTCCATACTCTATGGGCCAGTCCCACCATTTAAATGATTTGTATATCCGGATCAGCTTAGCTTTGGGAGAGCCCTTTAGATAGTCGTATGCTTCCCTTGCCTTTTGAAGAAAATACTCTTCTGACCCTACGCCCTCGGCAATATTGATATCGATTTCAATATCCATAGTCTCACCTCCTCCTATTGCTCCGCCACTGTTACTTGAAATACTCCCGGAAAGCTCCTATAATATGCTCGCAGGCTGTTCCAGCAGCCGAGTACATAAGAAAGGAGAATTATAATGACAAATAAAGCAAGGGAGCTGCTACAGAAAATGGCCTCCGCTTATGATGTCGATCATCGCAATGACTTTGACAGTACCTTTTACATTGGCTTTCCGGATGCTGTAATTCGCGAATTGGACATTGGTAATTACATTGTTAAGCAGAACGATGTTACGGGCACGATTAAACTAACCGACTACGGTTATAACGAAGCTAAAAAGTAAATCACTTCCGTCCGATGAGATGATCTTCGGGCGGATTTGCTTCTTTCACCCTTTGGCACGCCTCATCGAAGTGTCCATCCGGCATAAAGGAAAATTCGCTTAAATTTATAGAGAGATTTGCCTTTGCCGGTTTATTGGTCTCGTGACGAAATTCAATAGCCTCAACGCCTGTACCAATCGTTTTTCCGTCCAGCTCCACGATGGTCCCTCTTCCGGTGTAGAGTATTTTGAGTTTCGCGTTCATATCCTCACCTCCTCGCATCGCTTTTCTATTTTCTCTCGTCGAGAGTATCTTATATCGAGTTGCGAGTTTTGTCAAGATGTTTTTTTGCTTTTTTAAAATTTTTATTGACAACGCGAGTTTTTTGTTGTAGAGTGCAAGTAGAAAGCGAGGTAAAACTATGAAGGAACGCATTAAGCAAATTAGAAATCACGAAGGTTGTACCCAATCTGCATTCGGCGAGAAGCTCGGTGTTAAAGGTAATACAGTTACTGGATGGGAAACCGGTATTCGTACTCCTTCCGATGCAATCATTAAATCTATCTGCCGTATATTCAATATAAATGAAGACTGGCTCCGTACCGGAGAGGGCGAGATGCAAACACCGATCAGCCGGGATGCTGCAATCGCAGCCTTTATGAACGATGTGATGAAAGGTGAAGATGCCAACTTTCGCAAGCGCTTGATTGCTGCTCTATCGAAGCTTGATGTATCGGAGTGGGAATTACTGGAAAAAGTTGCCCGCAACCTGGCTGCCGAAAGCAAAGAACAGGCGTCCGACATTCAATATGACTTGCAAGAGAATACAGAGAGCAATACGCCGGTATCTCTTTTTCCTCTCCAACCGCAAAAGTTTCACCGGCAAGCGATGCTCTCCTCGCCTGTTATAATGCCGGGAGTTGATGGACCTGTAGAACTATCTCGGTCAGATGCCGATCCGGAGAATACCCCCTAAAAACAAAAAAATCCGGTACCGTAGTACCGGAGCAAAAAAGAGAGTGCCCCCAAGGTGCGCCAACACCTTGAGGGCTGCGTAAAATTCACCCACCGTCAAATGGAGGAACTTTGCATATTTATTATAGCATAGGTCCTCCACTAAATCAAGGAGGAACTATGTCTAATTGTATAAAATGCGGCATTTCTTTACCCGAAAATGCCCTCTTCTGCCACATCTGTGGTAAAAAGCAAGTTTCCACCAGCACCGGTCGTTCAGCGATCCGCCGGGGCAAAGGCGAAGGATCTGCCTATAAGCGCGGCAAGACCTGGGAGGCCGCCGTCGTTCTCGGTTATAAGCTGAAGGATGGAAAAGCCCAGCCGGTGCGCCGGACAAAAGGCGGCTTCAAGACCAAGAAAGAAGCACTTGAGTATATACCTATACTCCGGCAGGATCGCTGCAGATCTACGCCCACAATCAACGATCTCTGGTACCGCTTCCAGAACTCCAAACAGTACGATAAGCTATCCGACTCCCGGAAGGAGAAGTACTCTATAGTGTGGCGTAAAATCGAAAGTGAAACCTTTGTTAATATCGATATACTGACAGTCAGTGATTTACAGAAGATTGTGGACAGCCACGCAAACACGTACTACCCTGCGAGGGATCTTCGCGATACTCTGTCAAAATTGTATCAGTTGGCTATTCAAGATCAATTTGTCACCGTCAACTTAGCAGAATATATTGAACTACCTCCCCTTAACGCAAAGGAGCGCGAGGCATTTACGCAAGAAGACATTACCAAGTTATGGAACGATTATCTCGCCGGCAATACCTTTACGGGTAATATTCTCCTGATGATTTATTCGGGGTGCATGCCGTCGGAACTATTAGGTCTTCGGAAAGATCAAATTGATTGGGAACATAAAATCATATCCGGGGCAGGCAGAAAAACAAAAGTCCGCAAAGAAACGCCGATCGTCCTGGCAGATTGCATTATCCCGGTGCTTGCAGATCTGTGCGATCATAGCAATGGAGATAAAGTGCTGCATATCAACAAAGATAGGTTTTATGATTTGTACTACTCCGCCCTGGAGCGAGCTGGGTGCAAACGACTGCCACCCTACTCAGCTCGGCATACCACTGCCAGCACCCTTGCTCTGGAGAATGTCAATCCGAACCTTATCCAACGGATTATGCGACACAGCAGATTTAGTACCACTGAGCAATATGTTCATATTGATATTTCTCCTACGCTTGCTGCAGTAAACAAACTCCATGGAGCTATCGATCTCTATTGCCAAGGCGACGGAGGTGAATCAAATGGGTAAAACAATTGATCTAACCGGGCAGCGTTTTGGACAGCTTCTGGTGATTCAACGAGTTGAGAATCATATAAGACCAAACGGGAAACATGAATCACAGTG